CACTTAATAATTCACTTTGTCCGTAATCTGTTTTACCAACAACAATATTATCTCCATCAAATAATTCACTACAAATATCAGCCGTTGAAATAACATCTTTCTCTAACAAAGTATTTTCTTGTGTATTTAAATTTGCAACTCCCATTAAATTTCCTTCTTTATCAATTGTTTGTGTTAAAGTGTTTCCCGATTTTTCAGCATTCTTCATATTTTCTTCAATTGCTTTTTGTTTTGTTTCTTTAACTCGTTGTTCAAACGCATTTTTCGCATTTTCTTCATTTTTTTGTTTTTCTGACATTAATTGATTTAATTCATCTTCCATGTATTCTACACGTCCTGTTTTATACGCTTCTGGTTCCCACGGCATCCATAATCCAACGGGCCCTACGTACACATCGTGATTTGGATCCATTTCTCTCAACATTTTACAACGTAATTCGGCTTCTTCTTGAGAAGGATAAGATCCCCGAATTTTTATTCCACGGGTGTTTGTTTGAAATTGATGATCAATGTCGAATTGTTTTTGCAATAATTCTTCGTTTTTATCTAAAAACGTTTTATATTCATCATTAATATTTATTATAAATAGTTTATCTTTTTCTTCTTTTACAAAATCTTTAAAATCATTAGATAAATCTTCAAATGAAATATTATATTTATATGATACAAAATTTAAAAATTGTACAAAATTTTCCATAGATTTATTATAATTCCACTGTTTTAGGAATTGTTCAAAGAAATAAGCATCTTTATCTTTCAGAATTTTTTCTGGAGAACAAAAAGATACACATACAAATTTTTGTCCGCCTATGGGTTTATCTTCTTCTAACAAATCTATATATTTAGGATTAAGCTTGCCATTTATTTGTTTTTTTGTCACTCCTTTTTTTTCTTTTGATTGGTTCATTAATTTATTATATATTTTTTATTTAAGTTTTATTTATGTATATTATTTTTTTCTTATTATTAAATATAAATGAGTATGATTAATATTGGAGAATTAGTCAAAAGAGTTATCAAATATTTAGTTGAAGGTTTAATGGTAGCCATTGCTGCTTATGCTATTCCTAAACGATCTTTAAATGTAGAAGAAATTGTGCTGATTTCATTGACTGCTGCGGCAACGTTTAGCATTTTAGATACTTATATTCCTAGTATGGGGGCTACAGCTAGAAGTGGAGCTGGATTTGGTATAGGCGCTAATTTAGTAAAATTTCCAGGTGGGTTTTAAGTTAAAATAATACTGCTGAAATAATAACTATTATTTAGATAGTTATTATTCATTTTATAATTCATTTATAAAATTATATAGTTGGAATAAATTCCCAATCTAAATCTTTGCATATTTTTTTCCATATCTCGTCTTGTTCTATACGTTTTTCTTTATCTTTTAACATGGGTAAATGCGGAAGATATTGGTTCTCTCCTAGAAGCTCGCACAATTTATAGGCAGTATAATAATAGTTTAGGAAATTAACTCGATCATTCGGACAATTTTTAGAATAAGGTGCTTGTAATTCTATAAATAAATTGCATAAAGTTTCTTCCAATTCAACGGACATAATAGGTGGCTTTATGCCTAATTTGTCTTTAATAAAGGGAATATGTTCATAATATTTATTGTATCCCAATTTTTTTAAGATTTCTTTGGTTTTTATATTTGAAATACTTGTAATCTCTATTCTCTCTTTCTTAATTTGTATTTTAATATTTTCAATAACTTCAAATGGAATTTGTGTTGTTTCTTTTCCTTGAAACTGAGAGAGAATTTCTTTAAAATGATTAATTCTTTTATATGCATAAAAACAAACTTCTTTAGGAGGTTCTTTATAAGATGGTTTTTCATTTTCAATTAAATAAGGGGTTGTACGAAAACAAGTATTACAAACTAATATACCTTCATCTTCAATAGGAATTAATTCTCCTTTATGACATAAAGAACATATATCTGTTTGAAAAACAAAAGAATTCATATCTATAAAATTTTCGTCAATATTACTTAAATATTTATGAACTATATTATTTTCTTTTTCTTCTGTATCATCGTCGGATTGAACATTTTTTATCTTGAAAAAATTATCAACTAATTTATTTTTATTACTAATTATTTTATTTGTTGATATATTTTTTTTATTTTCAAAATATTCAAAAATAAATTTAGAATTATCTAAAAAATAATCTTTTTTTTTTGCTTTTATTTGTTTTATTTGTTTTTCCAATTCTTCAATATTATCTTGCATGTCAAAACGTTGTTCTGTTGTTATATTTTCACAATGTAATTTTTTTTTTAATTGAAAAATTTCATTTTTTAAAGAAGGAATTGTATCCGTCTTTTCCGTATTAAAATCATTTAATATTTCTCGATGTTTTGCATCAAGAGTAACTGATTGTTTTTTATTAAATTTTATTTTTTTACTCGTTTTTGGCTTGAAATTTGGCATTCTTTAAATATTTTAATGTTTATTATTTAAATATTAATTTATTCAAATAATAGTTAAATTTAATACAAATGTTTTCTTATTTTTAATTAAATGGATATAAAGATAAATTTAGATTCACTGAAAGATTTAGAGAATGAAAATGTAAAAGTGGATATTATAACTTTTCAAAAAATGCTTTTTTTATATAATACTATAGAGCAAGGATGGTCTGTAAAAAAACATAATAAGTCATACATTTTTACGAAACCTTATGATGGAGCTAAAGAAGTTTTAGAAGAGACTTATTTGCTAAAATTTATGAAAACAAATTTAAACATAAATAAAATATTATCTTAATCAAAATATTCTTAAATTATTCTTAAATTATTCTTAAACATAATTATTTTTTTTGGAAATATTTGAAATTCACTAAAGTTGAATAATATATTACAGATAAAATATATTTATTAAAAAAAATTAAATTAATGTATTTAATTTTTTTATTTAATTAATTAATTATTTATTATAAATTTTTTTTTCTTTAGCAATATTATAAAAAAATGGGTGGTGGTTTAATGCAATTAGTCGCTTATGGAGCACAAGATGTCTACCTTACTGGTAACCCTCAGATAACTTTTTGGAAAGTTACTTATCGCCGATATACTAACTTTGCGATTGAGTCTATTGAACAGACTTTTAATGGACAAGCCGACTTTGGTCGCAGGGTGCAGTGTGTAATTAGCCGTAATGGCGATCTTGCTTACCGCACTTATCTTCAAGTTACCCTTCCTGAAATTAATCAGCTTATGGGATTAGGAAATTATTCTTCAGGACAAAACACAGGAGTTTATGCCAGGTGGTTAGATTACCCTGGTGAGCAGTTAATCGCTCAGGTTGAAGTTGAAATTGGTGGTCAACGTATTGATCGCCAATATGGTGACTGGATGCACATCTGGAACCAGTTGACTATGACTGCTGAACAGCAGCGGGCTTATTTTAAGATGATTGGTAATACTACACAGCTTACATTTATCACAGATCCTTCTTTTGCGGACGTTGAATCACCTTGTGATTCTTTAGCCCCTCGCCAAGTTTGTGCTCCCCGTAATGCTCTTCCTAGACAACACTTTATATTCCTCTCCAGTTTTGGTTTTGCACAAACCCTGGTTTGGCTCTTCCTCTTATTGCCTTGCAGTATCACGAAGTTAAAATTAATTTAGATATTCGCCCAATTGATGAATGTTTGTGGGCTGTTACAACTTTAAATTGCAATTCAAATCCTTATTCGGGACAATCCGGACAATACGCTCCTGGTCGCCCAGTTCCTGCAACAATTGCTTACAATCAATCGCTTGTTGCGGCTTCATTATACGTTGACTATGTTTTCTTGGACACTGATGAGCGTCGCAGAATGGCACAGAACCCTCATGAGTATTTAATTACTCAGCTTCAATTCACAGGCGATGAATCGGTTGGATCTTCCTCCAACAAGATTAAGTTGAATTTCAATCACCCGGTTAAAGAGCTCATATGGGTCGTCCAGCCTGATCAAAATGTTGATTATTGTTCATCGTTAACGTGTGATGCGCTTTTGTTCAAGGTTCTTGGTGCCCAGCCTTTTAACTATACTGATGCTATTGATGCTCTTCCTAATGCAGTTCATGCTTTTGGCGGACCTGCCGCAACAGCTGGAGCAAATGCTTTTATTGATGCGCAAGGATTGTTTACTGATGCTGGAGCGGAAGATGTGTATACCCCCCATAACTGGACGGGATACTGGCATGGTCCATCCAACCCTTACAACGAACCTAATTTTGGTGGAGATAATCTTAGTTATCCTGGGTGGGATAATACCAATAATACTTCAACAGGACCTGTTCTTGGTACTAATCAGCTTGAGAACTCTGGCGTTTCTGATGCGGGCACATTTGTTCTCACAGAGACCTCGTTGGACATGCACTGTTGGGGACAGAACCCCGTTGTGACGGCTAAGTTGCAGCTTAATGGCCAGGACCGCTTCTCGGAGCGTGAAGGTTCTTATTTCTCTTGGGTTCAGCCCTTCCAGGCGCACACACGTTGCCCTGATGAAGGTATCAATGTGTATTCATTTGCCTTGAGGCCTGAAGAACATCAGCCTTCAGGGACGTGCAACTTCTCGCGTATTGATAATGCTACTCTACAGCTTGTGCTCTCAAATGCAACAGTTGAGGGCACGAAAACTGCGAAGGTTCGGGTCTACGCGACCAATTATAATGTGCTTAGAATCCTTTCGGGAATGGGGGGGTTAGCTTACAGCAACTAAATAGTTTGTTACCATATATGGTCTCGCCGATATATGTATGTAAATTTAAATACTTATATTGTTTTTTAATTATTAAAGCAAAAACCAATATAAAAACATGTCTCTAATAATAACTATAATATGAGCATTGACATCGTGAATCTTATTGAAAGTAACCCAATTACCAAATTAAATGGTGATTATCAATCTAAATTGATTGAAAAATTTAAAAAATGTTTTACAGATTATGAACAACAAATATTTTTAACAAGTTTCTATTGTTATTTAAAATATGATAAATATAATGATTATGTTATTGATTTAGATGATATATGGAAATGGGTAGGTTTTAATCAAAAAGTAAAGGCAAAAGTTTTATTAGAAAGCAATTTTATATTAAATAAAGATTATAAAAAATCGCTTTCCCATCAGGGAAAGCAATCAGAACACGTAAAAGGAGGACACAATAAAGAAATTTTTATGTTAAATATAAAAACATTTAAATTATTTTGTATAAAAGCAGGAACAAAAAAAGCGCATGAAATTCACGAATATTTTATTAAATTAGAAGATATTTTACATGAAATAACAGATGAAACTAATAGTGAACTTAAATTACAATTTGAACAATTGGAAGACAAAAAGAATAAAGAATATGAAATTAAATTAGAACAACAAAAATATTTAGAGAGAGAAAAAGTTTTATTAAAAGAATATGGTTCAATTGGTTCTATAGTCTATATTATTAAAGTTAAGTCTTTTGAAAATGGGCGATACATTATAAAAATTGGCGAAAGTCGCAAAGGTATCTCAGAAAGATACAAAGAACATAAAACAAAATATGAAGAATGTTTATTATTAGATTGTTTCAAAGTAAATAATAGTAAAAACTTTGAGAGTTTTATTCATAATAAATTAAAAATGTATAAAGTTTATGATTTACAAAATCATGAGAATGAATTAGAATTGTTTTTGATAGGTAAAGAACTTACTTATCAACAAGTATTAAAATTAATTAACAGTAATTTAGATAATTTTAATGGAAATGACATAAATAAGTTAGAACTTGAAAATGAACAACTTAAGTTATTATTAGAGATGAAACATTCTAGTAATGAAAATCCATTATTACAAGAACTTATAAAAACAAATGTTCAATTAGTTAATATTGTAAAACAATTATCAGACAAAATAGATAAATTAGAAACTTCTGTTCTTCAAAAAATAAATCCTATTCAACAAAAAGTTACAACAGGATTTAATGAACCATTAGTTACATTAGGACCTAGATTACAAAAAATACATCCTACAACATTTGAACTTATAAAAGTATATGAAAGTGTTAGCGAATTAATGAAAGAAAATCCTAATATTAAACGACCTAGTATTAATAAAGCTGTTTTAGAAAATACTGTTTATGATAACTATAGATGGCTTTTAGTTGATAGAGAATTAGACCCTAATATTATTCATTCTATATCACCTACAAAAAAAATACAAGTTCAAAATGTAGGATATATTGCTCAGATAAATCTCTCTAAAACAGAAATTACAAATGTATATTTGGATAAAAAGCAAGCGTGTCTTTTAAACTGTTATATGACAAGTTCAGCATTAGATACTCCAGTTAAAAAATTTTCTACCACAAAAGATTTTTATTATAAATTATATAATGAATGTGAAGAAACATTGAGAACAAAATTTGAAGAAAAATATGGTGCACCATTATTATATAAAAATGGTTTAGGTCAATACGATTTAGAAAATAATTTAGTTAAAAAATTTAGTTGTAAATATGATTGTATTAAACAATTAAAAATTAGCGATAAAACATTAGCAAAAGCATTAGAAAATAAAACACCTTATAATGGTTATTATTATAAAGAATTAGGTAGTAAATTGAAAATTGTTAATGATACGATTTAAACTTATTCTGTAAAAATTTAATTGATTTATTTTATACTAAACTATATTTAATTATTATAACATTTTAAATTCATTGCACCCATTTGGAAATTTGGTACAACCTAATCCTTTGCGCCCTTTGTTTATACCCTCTTTTTTAATTGTTTTTTCAACCATATCTATTCCACATTTACATTTAGGCGGATTTTTTATTATATTTTGTATATCTTTATAACATTCACTACAATATTTTCTCCATAATTCTGTTTCTTTTATAATTATTTCTTCGCTACAAGCAACACAATTTTTTATTAACAACTTATTTTCATAATTATGTTGGCAATATTGACATCTACTTTCACTTTTATTTTGTATAAAATCTTTTTTACAATCAATACATTTCATTAAACATTTTTCACAATCATCACAATATATTTTTTTTTCATTTATATCAACTACCATAAGTATTTGACATAAAAACATACAACATTTCATTATTTTATTTTGAATTTTACATTTTTTACATAAATACGGGTCTTTTTGTTTTAAATCTATGAATTTATTGTTACAGTTTTCACATTCATTAATTTCATGTCTTTTAATATCCCTACATAAAAAATCATATTCAGCATTTTTACATTTATTACAAATACATAAATTCCCATTTTTTATACAAACAATATTTATACAACAATTATAACATATTTTAAAATTTCCAGTTTTTATTTTTTTTTGTATTTCTTTTTCTTCTTTTTCTTTTTCTTTTTGTAATTTTTGTATTTCTTTTTCTTCTTTTTTTCTTCTTTTTTCTTCTTTATAATAACCAAATGGTTTATTATCTTTAATTTCTTTTCGTTTTTCTTTTAATAACTCTTTTGTTTCTTTAAATTTCTTTTTTTCTTCATGTGATAATAAGTTATGTTTTGTTATACACTCTGAACCAACTTGAAGACAAATTCCAGAATATTTATTTTCAACAATGTATATTGTTTTTAGTTTTTCATAACTGCATATACAATCATATCTTTCAAACTCAACTTCTTCAAAATTAAAACTTAATTCTTCTTTGTGAATAAAATCACTATTATCTGTGTCTGTATCAAATAATTTAATTTCTGAAAAATCATTTAAGTTCTCAATAATATGTTTTGGGTAAGACAATAAAATAATATAAGCTAATTTATCAACCATTGTCGGTTTAGAATTTTTATTTTTTTTATAAAAATTAATTAATGACGAATGATATATTTCATACATTTTACAGTTTGATAAAGACAACTCACCATTTTGGGATTCTTCTATATTGTCAACAACAAGTTGTTTTATTTCTTGTAATGTAAAAGTTACTTTGTAAGTTGTATTTTTAATAAAATCTGTCATTATTATCTTTAATTGAACTACAAATAATATTATTAAATCAATTTTATAATTTATATCTTAAAAATATTTTCTTTATTATTAAATGGATAATAAAGAAAAAAACAAATTTATGAAAGTGAAAAAAGACAGAAGAGAGAATAAAAGAATAGTTAAGCGTTCTACGAATGGCGAAGAAGTTATTTTTATTTTTGAGAAAATATTGGAAGGTTGGAAAACAATTAAAATATATAATACAATTATTCAAAATAACCCAAATTCTCTCTTGGATAAAAAGAAGACTGAAGTTATATCAACCGGCAATTGTAAAGTGTACGAATCCGAATTGTCAAAAGATAGATATGAATATTATTTACAACTTAGAGAGAAAGTTTATAATTATCACTTGAATAAATAATAAATTTGAAATTAAATAATTATTATGAATATAGATTAAAAACACTATTTGCTTATATTCAATATGTCAAGACTTTATCGATATTATCAAGCTGAAGCAGATGATGCAATTTATCAAGAACTTATTACAAATAACAAATGTATTGTTAAGTAGCTGATATTTATGATAAACTTAATTGTTTATTTTTTCATAATAAAAAATCTAGTGATCTAGGATGCTTAGGATTTCAAACAATTTTAGATTCTTTAATATTAAAAGATAATGATAAATGTGATAATTATTTTAAGAAATTAAATAAAGAAGGGGTATTGATTATACGCAAATAAATACTGAAAATTTTAAATTTGTTGTTGGAATTATTCAAATGACAAAAACAATAAATTATAAAGATAAAATTACACTTGGCATAGTTTATTATTATTTAAAAAAAATGAATATTAATTTTTATATTGATAAAATTGATGTAATAAATAAACCAGAAACTGAAACAAAAGACATTTCTAAACCAAAATCTAAAACTAAATCTAAATAAACTCTTTCCAAAAATCTTTTTTAAAATGTTTTAAAATTTTTCTATTTATTTCAGCCTTACTTACGGATGTTGCTAATATAATATCTTTAAATTTTTCTGAGTTTAAAACTTTTGCTATATTTTCTAAATTTTCTACATCATCCACTATGCCTGTCGCCCATTGTGTTAAACCATAGTCACCATTTTTATCAATTATAAAACCTGTTGCACCACTACCAAATATAACCTTCGGTATATTAAAATGTCCATTAGTATTAATGCTTGAATAATGAGTTGTAGCCTTGTTATCACGATTAACTGAATAGATTACAGGATATTTAAAATTAGTGTCTAGTGTTTTACTAACGTGTTTTTTATCATGACCATAAGCACTTCTGCTTTCAATTATATTCACTTTTTCTTTGCCCATTATAATTTTTTCTATAATTTCAAAATCAAAGTTTGGTATGAATTCCCATTCAGTTAAATTAATATGTATAGTTTCTCCTTTTTGTGTTTTAATTGTTGTATTTACTTCATAAGGATTATTTTGAATTAAATAAACATCATATCTTGTATTACATTTAAATGTTTTTAATCCATCTTTTTCATCGTGAATTTCAAGGTAAATAATTTGTTTTGATTTCATTAAACTTTGTAATGGATGTTCTGGTTGTCTCCATAATGAAGGATTAACAAATAGCAAATACCCATTCGGTAATAACCATTCTTTTAATGACTTTTCTATAAATATAGTCCATAATGTATGACCTTTTCCTTTATTTCCGCTATCGTCATTATATGGAGGATTACCAATAACAGCATCAAATCTACTAACACTCAATCTTTCTTCAATATTTAATTCAAGAGTATTTCCTGTATAGTTGTTAAATTCAAAATCCAACTCATCTAATCCACAATAGCTTTGAATATGACATTTCATTATTTCTGTTGTAATGAACACATTTAACGCAGTTAGATCCGCATAGTAAATACACTCAGTCATAATAACACGACATCTTTCTATTTCATCAGGATACATTTCTTCAAGACCTTTATAAAATCTGTCAAATATACCTAAGACAAAATTTCCTTTACCACAGCAAGGTTCAAATACTTTTTGAGGCGTTTTCCAAAACTCTACTGATATCGTGTTTAACATTTCATCAACTAATTTAACAGGCGTTGGAACTTCTGCGTTTTGTTTTTTTTCATCATTTGTAGGTATAAAATGTTTTTCAATAAGCTCACGCAACTTATTAGCAGGAGCTATGCTATAAATCTCGCGAATGTTATTAACAATTTCAGCATTATTATCTATAATAGTATTCATTATATTTACTATAATACTATAATTATCTTTATTTAATTCAATTTTTTTGTCTTTTAATAATGAAACAATTAATCTCCCTGTTTTTTCACTTTTAAATATATCTTTGAAATCAAATATTTTATATGATCTTGAAATTAACGCTAATAATGGAAATAAGAAACTTTTACACATTTCATATGTTTGATTAATTAAAATTTCTATTTTGGCTACTTCTTCTTCACTCATCTTACCTTCATCTTTTTTTTCTTCTTTTTCATGAGGTGGTTCAATTTGTGTTTTTGTTTTATCACCTTTTGGACAATCTTGTTGTTCTCCTTCTAAATCTTTATTAATTTTTTTTAATTGTTGTAATTGTTGAAAATCTGTTTTAATAAAAGACAGCATATCATCATCACAAACTAAACTTTCTAAGAAAGGAGTATCATCAATTTCTTTCATCATTTTTTCTGTTTCTTTTTGGTAGTAAGACATTATCTCAATTGTTGTCATTTTTCCGTTATTAATTTGTTGGGGATCAAATAAGAATATATTATGTTCAAATAAATAATATAGTATTTCAGCAATTGTTTTTGTAGTTTTTGTATTTCTCCTATGTTTTTGAATTATATCAATCAAATATAAATAAGTTCTTTGAATATTCATATCTACATTTATTCCTATTGTTTTACCATCTGCTTCAGTTAAAGCTCTTGAAAATCGTTGTTTTTGGTTATCTAAATTGTGACCATCATCTAATGATATTGTACAATCACAATCTTTGTATGTAATGCCTACACTTCCTTTATTGCCTAATAATAAAATGCAACCTTTTTTATTTTCAGTTTTTGTCTTATTCATTATCGTTTGTATGTATTCATTATATTCTTCTTTGACATTTCCAGTATCTTCAGTAGAATTAGAATATTCTATATTATAATCGCACCATAAATTATGTGTTTCTAAAAATTGTTTGAATGTTTTTTGTAATAATGATATTGTGTTATTTCTTGTATGAGTAGGAAGATACATAATAAATAGTAATGGATTTTCAATTGTTGATTTTCTTGAACCACGACTTGTTTGTGTAATTTCAATTTGTTTCATAATTGTTTTTCTCATTCGGTTCGTTGAAATAATATAATCAATGATCCCTTTTAATATATCTATTCCATCAGTAGTTTTACATAATTCAAATTCTTCAGCATATTCTACTTCACCTTTTTCATTAATAATTTGTTTTAACGCAAACAATGAACCGCAACTATAACCAAAATTAGTTCCATTTTTACTATTATATCTATTTATTTCATCTATTAATGATTGAGGAATAGAATGTTTCATTAATACTTGAGTAGGATATTTAGAATAATCTTTATTTAAAGTTTTATTTTCTAAGCATTCTGTAAATTTATCTCCATGACGATTTAACATAATTTGAATAATTTCTTCTTTATTTTTTATTTCTGGTTCTCTTAATTTTTTCATGAATGCTTCATCTTCAATTTCCCAAGAATAAATACACGAAGGATGCATTCTATAATATTTTTTTGTTTTCTCTGCTGTTCCTGAAGCAAATATTTTTAATTTTATGTTTCTACTTATATCTTCTATATCACTCTCCATATCTAAAATTTCTGTTTTTGTTTTATCTGTTGAGGAACCTTGATGTGCTTCATCAATAATAATTACATCAAAGCCTAATTTTTTTAACAATTCTTTTTTTTTTCCTGTTTTATCCATTTTTAAATATTGGACGCTACAAAATACAATACCTTTAAAAGAACCCTCGATGGAATCAAAATCTTCTTGTGATTTATAAGATATATCTTTAAAATCTATGTATTTTTCTAAATCATCAATAAAACTATTTATAGTTGCTGGTACAGATGTCATTATAAGTATTCTATTATATCTATTTTCTAATAAATATTTACATATTAATAATAGAGTAATACTTTTACCACTTCTTGGTTTGTGTTCAATACACCACATTGTATAAATTCCTATTACAAGTATTTTTATAAATGTTAATAATGTCATATGTTGATGTAACATGGGTGTTAATTGTTGTCTTGGTGATAACAGATAATTTGTATTAATAAATTCAATAAAATCATCTACACTTAATTTATTATCAGAAAATCGTTGACAAAATACATCTAATGCTTTAATAATATCTTTTTCATCAAATAACAATTCATTTTCTATAATTTTGTCGTGTAATTGTTTGTCAATATTTAGTTTATTTTTGTATTTATGTTTTATTACAACTTCTTTATCCTTAACAACTAATCCAATTTTATAGTCATCTGTTATATTTTGTTTTGATATTGTGTTGTCAATTTTTGATACATCGGTTTCGCTATATTTGTTTTTATATTTAATTGTAAATAAAACAAGTGTAGTACCCTGTTTTATAACCATATCAACAATATTATTACCTCCACCATCAACCTTTACCTTTAACAAAGAATTTATATTTTTAATTTGTTTTAAGTTTTGTAATTGTCCATCACAAATTTCTGTATAATTTATATTTTCTATACACTTTAGAATGATAAGAATTTGACAAAAAGTTTCAAAAATCCATCCTTGTCTTCTTTCATCATATAAATCTTTGTTTTCCTTCATGATCATATCAAATAATTCTTTACCTGTTAATTTTATATTTGCCAACATATTCGCCAATATATCTTTACGAAATACTTGATTAATAAATACACTTTTTTCTTCATCTTCAATTATCAACTTTTTAGTCAATATTTTTGATTTAACCTTTTTTGTTTTCTTTACAATAATAATCTCTTCCTCACTATCAGTAGCATTAATTGGTTGAAATTCACTCATTTTAAGTATTGTGTATAATAGTATATTCTATTTATTATTTAATAAAAATAAATCAATTTTTTATTAAGTATAAAATCTAATGTTTTTTATGTCTGCGAGTTCTGTGATGCTTTGTTTTTCTATGACAATGAGTTCTTTTTGGCATATTAATATAATTGTAATATTATAATTTTGTAAAAATATATTTTTGAGTTTTTAAATATTTATTTTCTTTTTCATTAAAAAATCGGTATTATTTACAACTTAGAGAGAAAGTTTATAATTATCACTTGAATATGAAAAATACAATTTAACACTACTTTATCAAAATAGTACATTAGTATTTTTTTCTACTTTTTCTACTTTTTCTACTTTTTTTGCTTTTTTTACTTTTTCTTCTTTTTTTACTTTTTCTTCTTTTTCCTCCACTTTCTTTATGTTTTTCATCTGACGGAATTTTTATACTTTGAATTTGTCTTATAACATCTTCTTTAAAATCTTGATATTCTTCTGGACTTAAAACAGTAGAAGACGATGATCCCATGTTTGGCCCTTGAGGTGGTGTAATGAGGTATGTTTGAAGTTCTTCAATTGATGGTGGTTTTAATTGTATATCAAGAGCTTGTTTTTTGGCTAAATGCTCAGGTGATTCTAGTTTCCCTCCGGATCCAAGAGTTGTTCTTTCTAAATTTCTTAAACGTGCATTATATGTAGCTACCGTAATAAGATATCCACTATTCATTTGTTTATAATATTTGTTTTGTATAGGATCTGTTAAATCAAATTTATAAATTGTTAACCCTACACCTTGAGACATTAACTCTATTAATCTTTCTTCTGTTATTTCTGTTAGTCCCTCTTTACTTGTTATAAATGTTTTTAAACTATTATCAAATTTAATGTTAATTTTTTCAGACGAGGGACTTTGCATAAGAAATGCAATATTATCTGCTATATTTTTTGGAATATTTGCTCCATCGATCCTTCCTACAGAATATGTTCCTGATAATAAATTAAAAGTATATTCTTTATCAACATTATTAATAAGAACTTCTCCAGCATAATACACACGCAATAATCCTTCGGGTGGTAAGGTTTCAAAAGTTCCACCACATAAATCTTTTACAATAGTTCCGTGTTTACAATTAAACTCATTAGCAGTTATAACTTCTTTAAAATAAATATTTTTAGGTGTTCCATCACCATAATCGCATACTAACCAAGTATATATTCCATTTTCTGTTCCAAATATTTCATCATTTTTTAAAAGTGGGATCATTTCATCTAATGTTTGTTTAGTTCTAGTTTCTTCGGCATCATTATAACTTAGTACATATCCTTTATTTTCTATTTTAAATGAAGTAAATTGTAATCCCATATCTGGTGTTCCTTCAGTGCAATCGATTTCTATAAATTCAACTATTTCTTCTTCCATTATATTATTTACAAATATAAAAATTGAATTATTACTTAAATATAAAAATTTTGAAATTAAATAAAATAATAAATATTTATCATTTATTTTATTATTGTGTAGAAATTGAAAAATGTATATAAAATGTTGAATTATTTAGAGCATTTTATAATATAGATAAATATGTATAATGTCTTCTTTAGAAAATAGTTTATGTAATTTAAAATCAATAAAAATATTACATTTTGTATTATATTCAAGAACAGATGAAATATTTAGAAATATGTATAATGTAACACATAATTATTACAAAATATATAATAATAATGTTAAAACAATTTATTATGCGCTTGATAATACTATTGAAAATGATTATAAAATAGAAGATGATATTCTTTTAATAAAAGGTGAAGAAATATTTTCTAATATTACATATAAAACAATAAAGGCATTTGATTTTTTTAAAAATGAAGTTGATAATTATGATTATATAGTTAGAAGTAATATTTCAACTATCATTAATTTTAAAGTATTGTTAGATTATTTTATGAAAAATGAAATAATTTATGGAGGAGGAAGTATAATGAGATTGTATATGTTAGACCCAAAATCAGGTGTAATAGACAGTTCATTATTTGGGTTAATATTTGTTCAAGGAACATGTATTATTTTAAATAAAACTATATTCAAATCTTTTATTGAAAATAAAGAAAAAATAAGATTTGATTTAGTGGATGATTTATGTATTGCTTTATTTGTTAAAAATAATCATAATCTAGATATTTCTAGTGTAAAAATGCAGCATATTCCTAATTTTAATGGTGCAAAAGATAATATTTTTCATTTTATTAAAAACGATATTGATAATATTGTAGCATACAGAAATAAAAATAGATTTAGTGAAACAATAGATGTATTACAAATGAAACATATAACAGATATATTATTAAATAATCATATAAAATATCTTCTTTACAAACATTAAATACTTTGTTAATTTCATTTTTTACTAATATATTAATATCTAAATATAGTATTTTATTATAATTTATTGTAGAAGATAAATTTAATTTATTAATTTATTTCAATTTATAATGAAATAATAAAACGAGAAAATATGCAAATAATTATTTATAAAATGTTTATAAATAATTATCAGTTTAAATGAGAAAAGAGATAATAATAAAATTGAGTAAGAATATAACTTAAACAAAGTATTTAAGTTATACACGAATACAATACAATGTTAAACACAATTATTTCCAAATCTGCTTCTGCCTCTGCATCCGCATCGGTCCCCTCTACAGGATCAGGAAGAGTTAGATTGATTATTGAAGACGACGATTGTGAAGAAGAAAAAGAAACGTTATCATCATTCTTATCCAAGTATAAATCGCGCGAATATTTGCCATCTTCTGAGTTTTCAACCTTGTTAACACATGGTTTTCCCTCTTGCATACCATTGCACAAGTATTCGCCGACCCATCAAATAATAAAAGTGACGATTGATGATCTTACAAAAGCTCAATTAACCAATTGGGAATACAATAGACCTCCGGATGACATACGTTGTGAGGACTTAGCTCGTTATTATTATCACACAAGTAAAGAAACTGCAGACACGATGTTATGTATAAATTTTAATAACATAAAACAAAGTTTCGATGTGATTGATGGAATACATCGTTTGACTGCACTAAAAAAATTAGCCATCGCAAATGCAATCGGATCAGATCCAGAATTTGCAGGCGATATAAGTAAATTGCTGAATTCGTATGTATTGTTAAATATTCGTCTGACGGCTCCTGACGAAGTGTTAATTGAGTGGTTTAAGACATTGAACAAGAGTATTCCTGTGCCTGAATTATATATTCGAGATAGAAATGCAGAGAGAAGAAGAATTGTAGAAATGGTTGCGAATGATTGGCAAGTGAAGTACAAGGCGCATTTCTCATCTGTTGCAAATCCAAACAAGCCAAACACAAACAGAGATATGTTTATACAATTGTTAGATCATTTATGCGAGAAATTTAAAATTTTTGAAGAAAATAAATATAAATTAGAAGAAAAACTGCAAAAACTCAATGTATATTTATTGGACCAAATAGAAAAAAACAATGTAAAAAAAATAACAAAAGCAATACGGGATAAGTGTATTAAAAACCTTTGCGGTCTGTTTGTTTTAACAAATGAGCAAATTGCAGACGAGATTTAATATATAAAAAACTACTTAAAGAGCAGCCCGCTCCCGGGAAATATAATAAATGCAAAAAACTACTTAAAGCCCATCGGGGGTCAGATTAGATAATTATATTACGATTAAAATGGTATAAAATTTATTATTTTGGTTATGATATTATTTTTTATTTTTTTTAATTTACTTAAAAAATCGTCTGGTTCAAAATATTTTGCAGAATATCCACATAATTGGTTATTTGTGCGTGATAAAATTGCATCTGTTGTAAATAAGTTGCATTCCATTGTGTTTTTATCATAAAATTTACAGAGAGAACACCTGACAAACTGGCGCTTGCCATCTTTCATGTATGTAGGAAATGGAATTGCTTTCGCTTTTGCATTCATATTTAGTTGAAAAGATTGAATAAATATATTATTCGATAAAATAATATATAAAAAAATATATATTATCATATACATTATCAAGATATTTATTTATATAGTATAAAATTTACATTATATTATGTAATTATTTATACGCTACAAAATAATTTATTCATATTTTTAACTTCTGGTTTTGCTGTATCTGATGTAAACAATTTCATAATTTGTTCATCATCTCTAAAACGAATAGTATACGTTTGCTGTATATTTGTACGACCAATACGACCCATTGCTTGGATAACCTTTTCTTGTGTTAAATTTAAATCTTTACTTAAAAACCCATGACAAAATTGATAATTTGTGCCATAAATATAATCGCTAGTAGCAATAATCATATACAATTTTTGTGAATCTGCTAATTTTTTCATTATTTCAGTATAAGCAATATTTTCGTGATTAATAAATACTCCAATTCCCATCATTAGTAGAATTTTCCAAGAATTTTCTACACATTTTAATGCCATAATATCAGATACAACTTGCTCATCTATATTACTAGTAAATGCATTTACTGATTTTACTTCAGATTTCCATTTATCTAAGTGCATTTTTTTATTAGGGACAAAAGCATCATTTAATGTAGCCGATTTGATCATACTTCGTAATGTGTTTATTTCCTGTGTAAACTTTGATAATTTACCTTTGTTTTCTATTTCATCAGGAACATCTTTACTGAGTTTTTTTGAGTCTTTGGAAGACTTTGATCTTCCGGCAATTTTCATTCCATTATGAAAACTGGAAACCTCATTTTTCATTTTTTTATCGGTTTCTTCTTTTATTTCATCTACAAAAGCCTCTAATTCAAATATTCGTAAATTAATTACATTGTTGTATTCAATCTTTTTCATAATTTCATCCATTACAATAGATGGAATGTTTGCCTGTTGAATGCAAAATTTTGCAATTTTTTCTACATCATCGGATATGAAAATAGTTGGTCCGTCTGTCAGTGTATAAGCATCTTTTGTTGTTACGTACGCGCCTGATGTGCCTTTTACACTTGTAGTTGTATGTTTTTTACTTATAACAATTTGTTCACTGTGTATTCTTGTAATAGGAGCTCCATCTAATCCTTTTTTGTTAATTGTTACAGAGACAGTTTCCACCCCTGGACCGATGCTTCTAGACTTAATAATTTTGTTTCCTTTTGGGTCTACATTATTGTTTTCAAAAATTCGAGGAGTGCGAATTATATTAAAATACTCAAATATTTCTCCCCATTTATCAGGCAGAATATTTTGCAATAAATACACATAATACATTTTTATATTTTTCATAGTAATATCATCTAAATTTTCAAAATATCTAAACAGATTTGACTTTGAATTTCCAAATGATTTTTCATTAACATAACAAATGAATTCAATTACTTCTTTTAAGTCAAAATAACGCAATAAAGTTAAGTAATCATTGCAATGTTGCGAGATTTCCACTAGTTTGCTATAATCTGTCGCTAAATAATGCGGTAAAACGACAAAACCGTCTTTATTAATAATAGGAATAGATTTTTTACAATCATGACTAACAATATTATAAATTTCAGCATCAGGAAATTTTGTCAAGAAATCAGTTATTGTTTCAGTTAATTCATCTTTTTTTGGTAATGTAGCAGAAGACAGAACTACATTTGGGATGCGATTTTCACACCAATTTTTTTGAATGGTTTCATGAAATTCGTGTTGTTCATAATCTAATGTAATAGTTGGTTCATCCCAGTATAATATAATGTTCTCAGGTGGAAAGAAAGCAAGCATGTAATACATCGCCGGCAAATAAGATTTAATATCGCAAATCATCATTTCTACATTATCTCCCACACTATTATCTACTTTTCCTATTCCACCCGTACGTTTGTTTCGCGTGTAATCTTTTGCTGCAAAATAGTGTAGGCGAATATCATCCGCACTAGCACATCCAAAAGCAAATGCGATCTTTTTATGAATAGAAATGGCTGACCTAGCCAAAGCTAAACCTACGTGCCTGGCTGCACATACAAATATTATTTTTTTTTCTTCTGAGAGCGCAATAGGGGTTAATGTTTTCCCTGTTCCTGTTGGAGCCATATACAATATTAACTTTGGCCGAGTGATTTTGCATATAGTAAATATTTCTTTTTGATGTTCATAAAGCATCATATCTCCATATTTTAATAATTTCTCATTTTTTTCAATACATTGAACTCCATTTTGAATAATTATTTGAATATTTATTTCAGGTTGTAAAATATTTAATACTCTTGTTGTTAATTCTTTTACATGTCTGTTTAATTGAATAATTGTGTTTTTAATTAATTTGTACAGAGTATAATAATAATAATGAAATTCATTTATTTTACTATTTTTTTTGGTAGATAAACAGTCTATAATACAATTTAATAATAATAATTCATAAATGTCATAAGTTAAAACAGTTGTTTCATTAAATCTTTCTAAACGAACTTTATCAGCAGAATTTATTTTAGCATCACTTGTAACCTTCATTGGTTTATAATCAGTATCTATCTTTTTTAATTCATCTTCTACAAAAGTCGATTTTTCTCGAAAGTATTTATTATACAAGTGATTTTCCATTTTTTCACTAAATTCTATCTTTAAAAACATAAAGAGAGAATTACTTTTGTTCATACGAATATTTACATTTGAGTATCCTTTTGTAATTAACTGTAATATATCCAATTCTGCAGGAGAAACTAAGATTTCAATAGAATTCCATTCATCGCGGTTTAGTTTGCGTTGTTTTAAGTCCATTTTGATAATATATTAAATATAAATAATTATATTTATATCAATTTTTTATATTATCATTTTGTATGAACGAACCTGTTTTAGAATGTCCGCATTGTAAAGAATTCATCATAATTGAAAAACTTAATTGTGGAATATTTCGCCATGGAGTATTTATATCAACCGCACAACAAATTCCTCCACATGAAAAAAAAGAAATATGTGATTACTATTATAACAATAAATTAATTTATGGATGTGGAAAACCATTTCAAATCATTCAAAGAAAGAATGTATATGAAATAATGATGTGTGATTATATTTAATAGTATAACTACTTAAAGAATGTATATTTGATTATACTTTTTTGAATAAAATAAATAAAATAAATAAAATAAATAAAATAAATAAAATAAATAAAATAAATAATAATATAAATATTTGTTATGTGCATATTATAATGGAAAAAAAGGCTTGTATAGATTTAACGGATAAATACATAAATACTCAAATTTGCACAAATATGTCTTTATTCTGCGACGATGATTTATTATTAACACATTTTTTTTACAATAACAATTATTATAATATAATTCATTATGACACCATTTCGGATGGATATATTATTACTTTAGATACCATTTTACCTAATGTTCACAATACAATGTATACATACAAAATACCAACAAGCCTTACATTGTATAAAATGGTTCCAAATGATTATAAAAAAATACAAGAGAGACAATTAATAGAATTATCTGAAAAATCTTTAATAACAGATCTATTTTCTTAAAATTAATTTTTTAAATGATTTATATTTGTATTTATATGTAATTAAAAAAATAATAATAATACTAGTGCATAATAATATTATTTTGTAATTACAAAAAATATTATTATAAATAGTAGAATCAATTGAATGCCAAGAGTTTCCTTTTACATGGCTTAAATATGTTCCGCCTTTGCAAATATTTTCATTGCAAACATTACAATCTCCTGAAAACTCATTTTTTGTTAAAATATAATAATTATGTATATTTTTTAACTTATAATTATTTATCATATTTGTTAAATAAAGTGGACCTGTGCTACACATTATACTAATATGTTTACCCAAAAAAAACATATTATTTTTATTTGGTATTAAGTTATCAATACAATATTTTATAAATTCATTTTTCGGTTTTGCCATAAAAAATGCATTTGTATATGATATTGAAACATTTGATGATTTTGCTAAAACAAGATCATATTTTAATAACATATCAAATTTTTTTTTACAAATTATATCCATATCTAAATATATTCCGCCATATTTGTATAATACAAAATATCTAAATGCATCGCACCGTTGAATATTATATGTATAATTATTGTATAAATCTACATAATTAGGATATTCTTTTTTCATAAATATTAACATAGTTTTGTCAGTCCATAATACATATTTATAATTATTTATTGTCTTACATGAATCAACCGCAAGTGTCCATTCATCTGGAATATCATTTGTTTTCCATGTTTGATGAATAATTTTTGGGATCATTTTGTATATATAATATATATATGTATTATATATTTAATATTTTCGTATTTAGTATTTTTGTATTTAGTATTCTAATAATTTAATACTTAATAACTTATTTGCTTTGTATTTAAAAAAATCATTTTCTTTTGATGTTGTAGGAAACTCATTCTCTCCAAATATATCTTGTAACAATAACCATTCAAACAATCCACCGGAGTATAAGTATATATTACAAAATCCGAGAGAAGTCAACTGTTTATACTTGGTATATATTTTATCATCATTACAATTTTTTCCATAAATAATTATTTTTACCTCTTTATTTCCGGTTGAAATAAACTTATTCATTAAGTCAGATTCCTTATGAATATTTAAAGTGTTTATTATTAAACAATTTTGTTCTGTTTCGCTTAATGTATTAATAAGTATATAAACTTCTGCATTTTTTATAACATGTTGAACGTCTTCATAATTTATTTTTTTTAAATTAGATTGAAATGCGCCCATTATATTGATACATTAAATATATTTTAAATAATAATCGTGTTAATTAAATTGCACAATTATTTCAACTTCTTCTTTTTTTATACTTTTCGTTGCTGAAACAGATAATTCTTCTCTCTTCTTCCTTGTTTTAGTATTTACATCTATTTCTTTTTTTTTAGACGTGCTGTTTCTATTGTTCATATCATTTTCAATGGTTTCATAATTTTCTTCAATATAATCTATTACTTTGTTTTCTATTGCCCATTTAAAAAAATTCAATTGTCCAATCGTTGTTTCAATAAATGTTCCGTTTTTATATGGAATACTTATTCTATCCCATCTACAAAAAGGGTCAAACCGTTTTTTGCTATAAGCTTTTAATTTTAATTTGTAATCAAAATATACTTTAAAACGTATATTGCAATTATTTGTATCGGTAATTGTATATAATGTATAATTTTTTTTCGCAAAATTTGTAGCAAACCAATCAACTATTCGCAACGATATTTTAGAGTCTCCTGTGATAATTTTTAGCATTCGAGAAAGGTTTTCATCTTTTTTATAAAATTCCATTAAATTGTTTAATAATAATTCATTTTGTGTTGTATAAGACGAAGAACAATTCATTATGTTTGAATATATAATAATTTTTAAGTTATTATATATTTATAATATTTTTATAATATTTTTATATTTTATAAATGGCAGGATTTTTAAATACATTTTTTGGACCTTTAGGTAAAGATTCGTGTGTCTATTTTCTTTTTTTGACAGGGTTTTTCTTGTTTTTTTTAATAATTGCTTTACTTGGAGATGTATATTATATTTTTAAACATTATAAAAATATTAAAATAACGGATATAACACAAGGAGTTCTTATCTTTTTCAATTTGTTTTTAGCATATTTTGTAAATCGTTTATTGTATTCTATGTGTAGTAAAAGTTTACAATAGTCATTTACAATAATTATTCACAATAATTATTCACAATAATTATTCAATATAATCATTTGTGGTGTTTATTGGTTTCATAAATTTATCTCTATTACTAATATCTTCTATATACGTATTATTAGAGAAAAAAGGATTGTTTCCTATTTGTTGAACCATTCCTCTCTCTGCTATCTTAATATCTAAATCTTCTCTTTTATTATTTTTTGCAGACATTTGATTTAACATTTCCCATGTATTTTCATCATGATTTAATGATGATGAATATGCATTTAATTCTATTTTTTTTTCATATGTACTATTTTCTATTTCTGTTTGATGTTTCATTCTTCTACTTCTTACATAAGGTTCATTGTTCGTCCATTTTCTCTCTATGTATTTATTTGAGGTTGTATTTTTCATTTACTATTATATTTAAACGTAATAATATAATATTTGTATTATTAACGATTATTTTATAATTATTGCATTGTCCCAAATAATTAGTTAGCAATTTGTACCATCTTTAACAATATTTAATTGTTTTGTAAATAAATATTTTTCATCGCTGCGAGTTTTTTTATTTAAATTACATTCTAAACAAGTTAAATGATAATTATCTATGTTATGACCTATGTTATTATCTATTCTGTCTACAGACCATTGTTTCATTTCTCTCGAAATATCATACAGAACATATATTTCTGTTTTACAATATCTGCATTTTAGTTCACATTCCATCATTTTTTGAATAACCGATGTAAAAGTTAAAAATTTGAGTTTATCATATCTTTTTTTTAATACATCTTGCTGTTTATAACCCGATAATTTTTTTTGTATTTGTTGAAATACTATTTTAGATATTTCTTTATCTATATAATGATATTTATTATTTAAAATATCATTTATTAAAACAACTTGATTATTATGGTGGTATTCTTCATTTGAAAAAGACCAATTGTTTGATACAACCCTTTTTTTTGGTTGACTTGTATTTTTATCTTTTAATAATTTTTTCATATGATATCTTGTTGTTGTTCCTGTTAATGTAATGTTTTTTGGGGTATCAGTAGCTTCCATACTAATCATATTATTATTAAATCTTTATATAATAAACTTATTTAAATATAATATTATATTAAACTGAGTTAAACTTATAATAACATAGTATAGTATAATAATAATGGAAGATATTAAAGAAGAAACAAATACAGAATGTCAAGAATTAAAAAATATTAAATATAAAACAATGTTATTAAATGGTTCTATATTAAAAGAAACAAAATCTTCAAATGATTTGTCAAATTTGGACACTTTTTTAAATGAAGAAATGAAAAATAATGAAGCGGAACCTTGGTGTAAACTGAATAAAACAATCAAAATTCAAAAAATGATAGAATTTGTTGAAACTTATACAACAGATAATGTTTTAAATCATGAAGAAAGTCAATTATTAATAAATTTTTTAAAAGATTGTCTCGATAAAAAAAAATTATTAAGAGTTAAAGATGTTATTTATGATAAAATAAAAGGATCTATTACAGAAATACCTTCATTAGTTTATAACAAACCTGTAAAACATTTTACTCTTAAAAACATGGATAAACAACGAATTTCTACGTTAAAATCTCTCTCGGTTAAGAAGAGCAACTGTACTATAAGAAATAAAATAATTGACACAACCATGAATATAACTGAAATAAATATTACTAATTAATTTATAAAGTATATTAAATAACTTCTAATATAATATTTAATGGTACTAACAGAAGAAGATGAATTAGATATTATAGAAACAAATTTACATTTATTGGATGATTACATACAGGATAACCCATCTGCCATTTCAGAACCAGATTTTTATAATATTCTTTTAGAAGAACTTGTTGAACTTTTTGTTATTCAAATGGAAGATTTTATTCTCTCTATAAATGATATGGACAACGTTGACAATTTGTTAGAAGAAACATGTGACATTTTTGTTTCAACGATTGCCCCAAAAAGCGTTCTAAATATAGATTTAGAAAAATACAATAAAAAAACAGTTGAAGAAATCAATAATATTGAAAAACAAATAATATATTTACAAAATTTTCCTCAACCTACTCAAAGAACCCCTGAATGGTACCAATATCGCAGAAATTTAATTACCGCAAGTAATGCATATAAAGCATTTGAAAAGCAATCATCTATAAATCAATTAATATATGAAAAATGTCAACCTATTATTGAACATGATAAACCGGTTAATGTCAACACTCCTCTACATTGGGGACAAAAATATGAGCCGTTATCTGTATTATTCTATGAGAAAAAAAAAAATGTAAAAGTGACCGAATTTGGATGCATTCAACATCCAGTTTATTCTTTTTTAGGTGCGTCACCAGATGGTATTATTACAGATAAAAATTCTGAAATATATGGACGAATGTTAGAAATAAAAAATGTTGTTTCAAGAGAAATAAATGGTATACCTAAAAAAGAATATTGGGTCCAAATGCAATTGCAAATGGAAGTTTGTAATTTAGATGAATGTGATTTTTTAGAAACAAAATTTACAGAATATCTAGATCATGAAAGTTATTATAAAGATACTAAAGATATTCAAAATGTAACAATTGCTTTAGACAACATGCCAAAAGGAATTATCATTTATTTTAGTACACCAAAAAATACACCTTTTTATGTTTATAAACCATTAGAATTAACAAATGAAAAAGATATAATAGAATGGGAAGAAAAAAATATAAATACATATCAATCAGAAGAGTATAATTATACTTTTTTAAAATTTATCTATTGGAAATTAGAAGTGTATAGTTGTGTTTTAGAGTATCGCAATAAAGAATGGTTTAAAAACAGTATTGGACAATTAGAAAAAGTATGGAAAATAATTGAAGATGAAAGAATACACGGATACGACCATCGTTGTGTAAATAAAAAAGAAAAAAAGGAATTTATGAAAGAAAAAGAACCTATGAACAAATGTTTATTACCATTTAATAAAATTATCAAATTATTAAATTAATATAATTATTTTCTTCTTTTTGTATATTTTCGTTTTTTTCTTTTTGTTGATTTTTTTTTCCTTTTTCTTATAGATTTTTTCTTTCTTATAGATTTTTTCTTGCTTTTGTTTTTTCGTTTACCTCCCATTAAATCATTCGCTAAACCAATATCATCCGCATTATTCATTCCATTTGCATCCCCACTTGGGCCTGACGTATCGGGAGTATCTTTTTCGATGTGTTTACAAATTGCCCCCGTTTTAATGGATAAAGGTGGTTTTTTTTCACTATTTTTTAATTTTTTTTTAATTGTTTCACTATCACACTTAATTATAAATTTTTTATTCCAACCCGTACTAAAACACGCCCCTGAAGTAGTTGGTTTACATTTTTTACCAATTTTTATTGGATTTCCTGCTTCATCTTTTGTATTTGTATCTTCTCCACTATTGCAACAAAATTTTGTTATAACTGGCTTTTTTGGGGCTTGTGGTGCTTCATTTTCCTCCATTTATATATAATATTTATATTATTATTTCTTTTTCTAGTAGATTTCTTTTTCTATATTATTTATTTTTTCTTGTAGATTTTTTTTTCCTTGTAGATTTTCTTTTTCCTCCACCCCACCCACCATCACCCATACTCATATCCATACCACCATCGTTATTGTAACCACCATCGTTATTGTAACCACCATCGTTATTGTAACCACCTTCGTTATTGTAACCACCTTCGTTATTGTAACCACCATCGTTATTGTAACCACCATCGTTATTGTAACCACCATCGTTATTGTAACCACCATCGTTATTGTAACCACCTTCGTTATTGTAACCACCTTCGTTATTGTAACCACCTTCGTTATTGTAACCACC